TGTGTTGGCCAGATCTTCGAACCCGATGCCCGTCACCTCAACCGATCCCTTGCCCGTCGGCTGAAGACCGAACACCGGCTTCCCCGAAACGTCTACATCCACGCCGCCCCCGAACCCGCCCCCAATCCTCCACCTTGTTAATGGAGAAAGCTCGTAAGCGCACTCTCTGTTGCTCACATTCGCCGACCGTCCCGAAATGTGAACCGTGGCGCCAATCCTGTTCGCCGTCTGAAACCGCACCGGACTGGTCCGGCCCAGCGCTCCAAAATTCCAGGATGATTCCGCCACCACAAACGTGCTGGTTGTGTCAGGCTCAAGGTCCCAGGCGGGTTCGACTGTCAACACTGTGCCTGTGTTGGCCGTCACGGCCCTTTCTTGCCCCGCGCCTTTGCCGCGAAGGATCCGGACTGTGGCCCCTCCGTACTGATCCGCGGCCATTTCCAGAGTGTCGTTCCCGATTGTGTGCTCCGAATGAGCAGTCGCCGATGCTTCCGGCTGTAACTCCAGCCTCCAGTAGAAATTGGCGTGGTCGAAGTTCTCATCGGGTGGCGAGACAAGCTGCGCGGCGAATCCTGTATCTAAGAAGGTGCTGCTGACCGGTTGGTCTGAAGCGATTCGATAAAGGCGGGCAGGGTTCGGCCCTCGGTAGACGTGAAAGCCCAGCGTTCCCTGGCTGAAGCTCAGGCCGGCCAGGCGCACGCTGTTCGTGCTGCTGCCGGGGGGAATGCTGGCGCGCACCAGGAAGGAAAGAGGACTCTCCGTGGCGTCGGGTCCCGCACCGCTCACGGCATAGTACAACATCTGGTCCCCCGCCAGCGTGCCGCCCGTGTCCGACCCCTCAACCGACAGCGAAATCCTCGGAATACCCACGCCCCCCGGTTTTGGACGGCTAGGCACGATGAACCCAGCCGACAGCCACACTGACACCTGCCCGCCCCCAGCATCCTCCACTGTCTCTTCAACGCCGAACTGCGGCTCACCGAACTCATCGACCGTGTTCCCCAACAGAGGACGCGGCAAACCCACCTCATAGCCCGGCTGGCGGCCGTTCCCCGATCCGCCGCCGACAATTGCATCGCTGTACCAACTGTCGCTGTGAATCTGGGCGGTGATCCTCGCAGAACGATAGTTGAATCCCGGTGCAACGCTCTTGATCCGAAACGGCTGGCGCTCCAGACCATCCTTCAGATAAGTCACCGTAATCAGGTCGCCCGGTCTCAGGCCCGCTCCGCGCACGCTGGTTTCAAATTCAACGTAAGTCCCGCCCCGAATCGACTTATCCAGATTCAGTTGTGCCATCCGCGCCGCCTGATGACTGTTCGGGATTCCGAGAGCGTTCAACGTCGCGCTGATTTCCTGACCCGTCCGTAGCGCGTCTTCCACATCGAGTAATGACAGACTGTCCTGCTGGTACTCATTAAAGCTGTCCTGAAACTCCACGCTGAACCGGTTCGGAGAGTCCGCCGTGCTTCGGCCCCAGAGCCGGATTGCCGGTTCCCCGTTGCTCCGCCTCAGGATGCCCGAGAATCCGAGCGTCCCGTCGCCGAACTCGTATGCCGGCCAGCCGCCATCAAGCCCCTCAGTACTATTACTCCCCGCGGATTTCACCGGCTGCTGCCTGGCTAAGGTGCCCTGTGTCTGTAACTGAAGTCTGCCGTCCGTCCCAAGCGTAAGGTACAGGCGAGCCGAGTTTCGAACCCCACGAACAACCTCAGCCACGCTACGGCGCGTGCGCACGACCAGGTTGCACTGGAATCTCGGAATCGACACGGGGTTGCCGTGAAGATCCGTGGCGTCAATCATCTCCTCGCAGATCTCCGCTGCCTTCGAGAAGCTGGACAGATCGATCTCGCTGAGCCTCCACCCGCTGCGCCGCAGTACGTCGAGAATCACCCAGGCAGGGTTGTTCCCGAACTCCTCACCCAGGCTCGCGCCCGTCGCCGAGTATGCCGCCAGCTTGATCCCTTGCGCGAGAACTTCAATCCTCGGGAGTGTCCGCCCGTCATGAATTTGGTTCGGAACAACCAGCGACATCATCGCCATGCTTCCGTACGGGTCCCCAAGCGGCTGCCCCGAAGGGTCACGGAAGTCCGGATTGAAAGCGCCCGTTCGCGTGCCGTGACTGACCTCCGTGTACCAGCCCGTGGCCGTCATGTTCACGCCGGCCTGGCTCAGCGGAATCTCGACGTCGTTAACGATTACTTTCAAAACGCCTTGAATTTCCCCCATCCCGAGCAGCACCTCAATCCGGGTAAGGTTGCCGTCGTTCCGTGCGAATACGATGGGGGGCGCATACCAGGCGGTCCCGTACACGATGGGAACGAAATCGTTGTAGCGCCCTTCATTCTCCACAAGCGGTGAGACGTGAAAGGCCTTTTCTCCGTGACTCCGGACCATCGTCGTCGATGGCACAAACTCTATGCCGCCGAATCGCCGCGTCACGCCTCCCAGCGAGTCAGCCCCAAACATGCCTCGCTCTTCGCACTGCGCACGCGTGTAGTCGCACCCCGGATAGGGACTCCCTCCGCTCAGGTTTCCCTGACCTCCCGTGACGTCGGGGGAATACCCGCATCGATAGAATGGTGAGAACTTGCCTTCAGTTCCCCCATCCACCGCTTCCGCTCTCTGCTCGGCCGTCGTTGGGAACTTCCACGGACATCGCCGCTGGATCCTCACCTCGGGCAACAACAGCCGCTGGAGGTTCATTCTGTTTGCGAGACTGAGGCGGATCGTCGTCTCAGTGATCTCTTCTGGTGGATTCGCCACGCCCCGAAAGATGACGATGCTCTCCGATGCTGGCTCTCGGCGTTTCACATCGTAGAAGAGGAAGCTGACGGTGACCCTGGCTCCCTTCCACCCAACCGTTCGCTCGATCTGTGATCCGAATGAGTCCGCGTTCGCCAGCGTGAGCGAAACCCGCGAAAGGCTGTCGATCCCATCCTCGGAGTCGGACCGGATGTCAAGGAGATTGTGATCCAGTAGCCGTGCCTCATAACTGAATCCGCCGCAATCCACCCCATGAGTGCTCCATCGTTCCGTCTCCCCGGACGTCAGTTCACACTCGATCAAGAACAGCGGCGTCTCGGTTACCGCTTGCTCCTTGAGTTCGAAAATAGTCGCCATTTTCCACTCAACCCGCTAGTGTCGCCGTCACCAGCAGCTCACACGAGTGCGAACCGACATCCTCTGCGACAATACGCAACATGTCGTTCTCTAGTCGCGCGCCCGGGTAGACGCCGCTTCGGGATGTCGTCTGCTTGTATTCGGAGGCAGCGGGCTGGCACTCCACTTGTATCCCGAACACGTCTATCGTTGCCCCCGCCTCGAGTTGGATGCGGAACTGAACAATCTCATCCGAATTCTCAAAACCCCCTGAATGCGTGAGCCTCCGCCACGCTGAACTCAACCCGTAATTCGCGCTGTCGGTTCCGTTTGGTGAACTCCGCACTAGGCTCACGCTGGCTGCCATCGTGCTTCTCGCGTACAAGCTGAGACAGTAGACATAACTGGCCGGACCTTCTACCGCCTGTACCAAGGCCTGCGTCGTCCCTCCGCTGTTCGTGATGCGCGTCGCCCGGTTTGTCCCAGACGGGTCGGCCACCCCTTCGCTGAACACAAGCATCGGATCGTTCACCCATGCGGCGTTGGTGAGTCGCTCGCTCCACAGCAATAGATTGTCGGTGGGATCTAAGAAATTGAAGGTCCCCAGCCTTCCCTCCACCGCCTCGAAGAACTCCTCCAGCTTCACACGTTCCTCTGTACTCAGCCCCGAATAGGCCAGTTGCCAGGAGACGATGTGATTGTAAGGATCGATCAGCTTTCTTTCGCTCCCGTCCTCCAGTCGGTTGACTGCGGATCGGATTTCCCGAGACTTGCGGATCGGATACTGCGCCAGAGCCCCGGTCGCAAGTTGAGGCAAGTAAGGCATCACTAGCTCCTGTTCTGACGAATTGCTAACGCCGTACTTCCGCCTCGGATATCATCGAAGCTCATCTCGACGGACTCGGAGTCCAGACTGCAATCCGGGTAGACTATTCCGTCGAAGGGATCTGTAAACGAGAAGCTCCCGGCCCTGCCCTGTTCGGTCAGATAGAAGTCCTCAATTCTCGCCAGCTCTTCTTCATCGAGCAACTCCAGTCGGATCACCCATCTCCGCCCCCCCCCTCGCCGTCGAAACCTCTGCTCGCTTCCATCGACGAACCGTAGTACCTCCGTCGCGAACTCCACGCTCCGCTCGAACGGGTACTGAGCCACCGCTCCTGTCTTTAATACCGGGAAAACACTCACTGCGCCCCCCTTCGACCTGCCAGACCTGCTCCACTTCCGGACCTGGCGCTGCTAGCCCCGCCGGGTACTGCGGGTCGTCGAATTCTCCGCGGGTCGCGGCGATTCCCGTCGATACCCGGGTCCGCTCCGTTACGGCTTCGGCTGCCCAAGCCCCCTATAGCTCGCTCACCACATCATTCAACGCGTGCGAGTTCAACATGGCCTCTCTGACCGCCCGCGCAATCTCATCGCTGTGCTCCAGGAACGACCGGCTGTCCATCGCCCGCACTTGTACTGTCACATTCGTCACCGGCCCTTGGGTGGACCAGGGCATCACGCGCGGAACATCCCTCGTA